TAAATATATAAATTATAAATTAATGAACTCGTTTAATGCAGGAATTTTAGCGCTAGGAAATGCAAGAGATAGAAATTTTTCATCTTGGAATGATTTTAAAACATTTATTTCGTATTTAGTAGATACCTATAAAATTACAGATTTAGATATGATGCATTGTAATATTTACAATAATCCAGATTGGCAAAGAGTTATTGGATATTTGACAACTGTTTGCAATATTAATATTAAATCATCTGATGGATTAACTGGGAATACTTCTATGGTTGCCCCAACCGCAAATTGGATTCTTGAATATACGAATTCAACACAAACTCCTACTAATATGGTAGGGTTATATTTTTCAGATTTTATTGTAAATTATAAATTAACATTAGAGGCCTCCTCAACATTTGATATGTTTGATAAACTTGATGACGTGTTAACCAATACAGGATATAATACCAAAAAAGATAATAATGGTAACGATTTAAATAATATGAATCCAGAAGCATCTTCGGTTTTATTTCAAACAATTAATTCATCAAATTCTGCTTACACTTCACTAACTGCAGGCTCTAATAATGCTAAAATAGCACTCGGAGAAGCTATAGGTTATTCTTTGTTGGCAACTAACGTTATGGCTGTTTTTAATGGTGGAATATATGGAGATAATTATGAGGATAAAATTATTTCTTATTTAAGTTTTCCAGTATTAACAATATTTGATACAATTAATACAATTAATATAAAATCTGGTGATACAGTTACGACAAGTAATACAACTTATGATATTTTAAGTATTATATTAGAAACAATTTTTTCTAATGGTTTAGATATTAGCATTATTGATGCTGAATATTCTACCACAGTGAATTCCATTATAGATAGTGCTCCTGAAGTTGCGACAAAAATAACAAATTCACTACTTGAAATAATTCAATCTAGTGCACCTCTCACTCCTAAATATGTTAAACAATCAGCTGTTTTTGTGTTTACTAAAATGGTTGAATTATCTTTTAAAATATTAGTACAGCAATATACAGATTCAAACGGGCACGGAAATTTTTCTAGAGAAAATCTAGATGAAGTGTTATCTGCATTAGCGCCTATATTAAGTGAAGCAATTAATTCTTTTTCTCCAAGTAGTATGTTACAAAATATTACTTTTCCTGCTCCAGTACTAATGACAGGATCTTCAACCGTATATAGATTATCTGCAACCTCATCAGCTATAACACCGTCTGGAACACTCGCCGCATCATCAGGTATACCTATACAATATACAAGCTCAAGACCTGATATAGTTCGGGTTGATAATACACCAACTGGTTGGACCGCAACCATAATACGCGATGGATTTTCTGCAATTACAGCCTCACAAGCAGGATCTAGTAGATATTTTCCTGTAAATGTGGCAACTAAGTCTTTATCTATTAATACACAAGATAAAGCTATTTCATACAGCCCTTCACCATCTGCAGGAGCTTTAATTGGTACACTAAATTCACAAACAATAACAGATGTATATTTTGACACTACCTCAAGTGTTATTTCAACTTATGCAACTACTTATTATAATTCTAGTATTAATATACCTTTATCAATTTCGACAATAACTATGACTTCTGCAACTATGCCAATTTATGTATTTGCAGTTCGAGGTAGCACCGGACTATCTTTGGTATTTGGATCATCTAGTGCCAACCTAGTACCAGTCTCAATAACTGATGTATTTATTTCAAATGGAAACAGGCTTGAACAAAAAGGATTTACAGTTAATAAGAAAGGTGATTATACTATTACTATAAATGAACCAGGGACTTTAGTATATGCTGCAGCAGATCAAGTGAATATTTCTTTTAGAGTAAATGGAATGACTAACAATTATACATCATCACCCACTCAAAATATAACTATTACAGGAGTAGGAACCGCCACCTCAGGATTTGTATTAGAGACGATATCCGGAGCAAAACTTTCCATTGGTGCTGATTTTACAATTAGCTACTCTACTCAAAATATTGTATCAATGGCTTCAACTGGTGTTATAACATCTCGAGCGATAGGTCAGGTCATAATATTACTAACACCTGTCAGTAGCGATACTTATGAAGATTTACCACCTTATATTATAATAGTAAATGTTACAACTTCTGTTAATTCCACTATACTTGATTGTGTTTCACCTCAAAATGTTAGATATGGAGATGCACTAACTTTATCTGGAATTGTCCAAGATGGAACTACTGTAGCTTTATTAACCCAACCAACGTTAACATATATCTCAACCGATACTTCTATTGCTGAGTTTGCTGCTCCAAATAGTGGCGTAATGACTCTTAAAAGGGCCGGAATAGTATCAATTTCTATATTATATGCCGGAGATTCAACTTATCAACCATCATCTAAAATTATTTCTGTTAATATTTCTAAAAAAATAATAAATGCAATACCGTTCATATATACAGATTCAGCTCATTCGAACTCTTATTCTTCGTTAGTATACGGACAAACATATTATTTATGGCCGTCCGGTTTAACAGGTCTAGAGTCTGGTGATAGTATCGATATTCAATATAATGTATCCACAAATGGTCCAGACACTCGTGTTTTAGTACGCACTGGTCTTGCTGGTAATGTTCAGCCGTTTACAATACAAAATCTAAGCGCGGGAACACCTAGTGCAACTTTTACATCATGGTCAAATGATCTTAGATATGAAATTCATTCTACATTTAATAGTGGTGGACCAATAAATATTTCAAAAGCGGGGCACAATTTAGGTTATAATACTCCTACACAAACATCTTATTTTACAGGTCAATCTTTTTCAATAAATCCAACATCAACAACAGGTACTCCTACATTAACTTTTACAAATAGTAATGCTAGTGAAACTGTTTCAGGATCTGGTATAGTTAGTTTAAATAGTTCAGGTGATGTAGATATTAAAATATCCATACCAGGAACCAATAATTATTATGCTATGCCATCAGCTCAATCTCCATCTCCAATGTTTACAGTTAACGTTATATCTCAAGGTCAAGGTAGTTGTTTTCCAGAAAAAACACCAATAACGTGTGATCAAGGATTAATTGAAATTGATAAAATAAATCCTGCAATTCATACAATTAACAATAAAAAAATTTTGGCAGTTTCCAAAACCATTTATGAAGTTAACAAATTAGTATGTTTTGAAAAACACTCTTTATATAAAAATGTTCCTTCGCAAACAACATTAATGACAAAAGACCATTGCGTATTTTATAATGGTAAAATGGTTGAAGCCAAATCATTAATTGGATTAAATGATAATATTTATGAAAAAACCCATAAATATAAATTTGTCTACAATATTTTAATGGAAAAATACGATAAAATGAGAGTAAATAATTTAATAGTTGATACATTGCATCCTGAATCCAAAATAGCAAAATATTATGCAAAATATGGTTACATTTTAGATAAGGAATTCGAAGATATAATGTTACAATTAGCGAAACAAATTCAAGAACAGCCTAAAAAACAAAATGTAAAAAGTAAAAAATAAATCAATATTTCAGATAACATTTTTGGTTAAATAATAAAATAAAACTATTTTATTTTATTATAAAAATCGTATGACATAATATTTAATTTACACCCTTGAAGACTTAAAACCCGCCAGGAAATCTAACCAAGTTAGCGCCAATACCAAACCCAGCACCAGAACGAGCAGTAACGCCCATACTAGGAATATATGTATCCAAAATACTAAAAGTTGCGGCAGCAGTTAAAGCAATCAATACAATCTCTTCAATATTCAAAGAACGTTTAGGAATAGCATAAGCAGCAATTGCTACCATTAAACCTTCAACAAGATACTTAATGATTCTCTTAACAAGTTCACTGATATTAATCATTCCGTTCATTATATTAAATAAAAAGAAAAAAATATATATTTCAATAAAAAAACTTAAAAATAAATAGGTAAATTAACTAAAATGGATCGCTCTAAAGAAAGAATTTCTAAACCCCAATACTTCGAGAGAAAAATGAATAATGGAAAAGGTAATCCTAAATATGTAGACTTGTTAGAAGAAGATAAACCTATTGCTGGTCAGAAATTTGTATGTGTATCTTTTGTTTCTCCTGAAAAAATTTTGAAGCAAAAAGAAATTTTCTATTTCGAAGAATTCCTAAAGAAGTGGGATTTGAATAAATCTATGGAAAAATTTGTGCAATTTTTAAATTTTTTATCATTTAAATACAATGTTTCATTTGATGACATCTCAACTGATTTCAAAGATTTTGTAAAAGAGGAAAAATCAAATATTACAAAGAGTAGTTTAGAAGATGATTATAAAACTTATATAGACAACAATGAAGAAGAACTTGACAAATCATTTAGCATAACAAATAATTTTAAAACATGTACACGAGGATTGAAAATACGCGGAACTTATCCAACATTAGAAGAGGCAGAGTTAAGATGTAAAATGTTAAGAGAAATAGATTCAAACCACGACGTGTTTGTTGGACCAGTTGGGTTATGGATGCCTTGGGATCCGGAAGCTTATAAAACGGGACGGGTTGAATATATGGAAGATGAATTAAATCAATTGATGCACGAAAAGACTAAGAATGAAGGTAACGCAAAAAATGCGTTTGAACAAAGATTGAAAGAATCTAAACAAAAGGCTATTGAAGAAAATATAAAAAATGCTGAAAAATCAGGCAATACATTATCACAAACAATTGATGAAAACGGAAATTTGATAGGTGTTAATAACGTAAACACACAAGAGGTTGCGTTAAAAGAACAAGAAAATATTTCAACTGCAGACATTTGTATGGAATTGTTTGAAGGAGAAAATGTGGTTATTGGCAATACAGACCACGGACAGAGTAAATTAATTAGCGGACCTTTTGCTAATAAAAAGAACGATTAAAATTAAATAAATAAAATAAAATAGAATAAATAAAATATAATTATTTTATTTATTAAGAAACTATTATTCAACTGTAACAACTTTTGCTAAATTTTTGGGTTTATCCGGATTAATTCCTCTATTTATTGACAAATAATACGCTAATAATTGAATAGGTATAATTCCTAATAATGATGCATAACTTATATTTTTTGGCAAATAAATAATATCCTTACAATTTATTTCAGTTGTTTTTTCATCATTTGTGATAAATATAATTGGCGCGTTTCTTGAAAAAACCTCTTGATAACAATTTATTGTTTTTGAACGGTGGGTTTGATCAAGATTTAATATTATTACAGGGAATTCTTCATCTAGTAGAGCAAAAGGTCCGTGTTTTAACGAACTAGAAGAATACCCTTCAGAATGTATATAAGAGATTTCCTTAATTTTTAAAGACCCTTCTTTAGCTATGCATTCATCGCTACCTTTTCCAAGTAAAAACATATTATTGATATTAGATTTATTTATTTTACTAGAAATTTCAATAATTTGTTCTTTGCAACTCATTGTAATTAGTATATCATTTGATAAATTGTGTAGATCGCATATCATTCTTATTCGTTTTTTATAGTTAACATTGTGCAATGTTGCAAACCATATTGCAGCCATTGATAAACATACTACCTGGCTTATGAAGGATTTTGTTGATGCAACTCCGACTTCTTTTCCAGAATTGCAGTATATTCCACAATCAACTTCTCTTGCTATCAAAGAATCAACTACATTAATAATTCCAATAGTTGTTATATTATTATTCTTGGCTATTTCAATGCATCTATATAGATCTTTTGTTTCTCCAGACTGAGAAATTAATATAAAAGCAGTTTGTCCAATTTTTGGAATATCATTATTATCGAATTCAGCTCCATCAAATGTTTGCACCGTATTAAAATTGCACAGTTGTTTAAAAAAATACATACCATATAACCCAGCAAAATATGAAGTGCCGCATCCTAATATAATAATATTATTTATAAATTTTAATGCATCAGTATTTTGTTCTAATCCACCTAATTTTACCTCTGAATTATTTTTAATTCTACCCCCTTTATTTATTGAATTTAAAACAACCATAGGTTGTTCGTTAATTTCTTTTAATGTCCAATGTTTATAAGGATGTGGATATAATTCAGATTCCATAATTGTTATTTTGTTATTTGAATATATATGTTTTGTAGTAACAGATATTACATTGTCTACTTTTTCGATTGTGCAAATATCATCATTATGCAAAGTTATATAATTGCTAACCATATTGCAAAATCCACTTTGTTCAGAGGTTATAATTACTCTATCTTCATTTTGACCAATTAATAATGGAGAACCATTTCTTACACAAAACATTTTGTTTTGTTCGTATAAAGACTGAATTATTAGACCATAAGTTCCTCTTAATTCTTTAATTGTAGTTTGAATCGCATCAAAAGAATTACCACAATTTATATAATTAAATTCAATCAAATTAACTATTACTTCGGTATCTGTCTGAGAGAAAAAATGAAAACCATTACCGATTAATTTTGTTTTTATTTCGTTATAATTTTCAATAATCCCATTGTGAACAATTGTAAATTTTTTATTATTCGATAAATGTGGATGAGAGTTTATATCACTTTTAATTCCGTGCGTAGCCCATCTATTATGTCCTATTCCAAAAAAAATATCTGTATTGTAGTCTTTAATTGAAACACTTATTTCTGTAAGTTTTTCAATTGCACTAATTTCATTTGTAGATGCATATTTATGTATATCAAAAATATGATTTTTTAATATACATATTCCGGCAGAATCATAACCTCTATTTTGAAGTTGTATAAGACCATTTATAATAAAATTATATATATTATCGTTTTTAATTAAAACAATTCCAAAAATTCCACACATATATTTAAATATAATTATATTTTAAATAATTACATAACTAATATAATTACCATTTATTAGCTTTTTTAACACTAATTTTTGGACCAGCTCCCCGTTTTTTAATAGAATTTGGATCATATTGTTCCTCGTCATCATCATCTTTAAGTCCTTTCGATAATTCCCAGAACTCTTTTGACCCCAATTTGAAATCGTTATGATTATCTGCTTTATACCAAAATACTTGATCTTGCAATTTATTTGACTTTGAGTTATTATTAATAACTAGGCATTCAAAATTTTCAGTGCATTGATCCATTACTTGACAAAAAGATTCAAATGTTGGAAACATACCTGCATAATTTTCATAAATGCGTCTTCTATTAGCTATATAGTTCTCTCTAAGAATAAAAACGTAATCTATGTTTGTTCGAAGAGTTGGAGGTATCCCAAGAGGATATTGCATAGTAATGACTAACATTATCTTCCAATGTCTTCCGTTCATAAACAGCAGTCGCATCATTGTATCGCGAGTCCAAGCATTATCATATAAACAATCATCTAAAATGACAAATGCTCTAGGGTCAATTGTAGTGCGTTTATAGGTTTCCATTTCCTTTTTAATTTGTTTTAAGACAGTGCGTTGTCTTTTTAATATATTTTCAATAATGGCAGTATTATATGCATGATGCACAAATAGTTTTGGAACCATTTTGCCGTAAAATCCGTTACCCTCTTCTGTGCCTGAAATTACAGTTCCAATTGGTATTTCTTGATGATAATAAAGTAAATCTCTTACTAAAAATGATTTGCCGGTGTCACGCTTTCCAATTAAAACAATGACAGGACCTTTATTTTCATTTGGTTTAAAGCTAATACTTTTCATATCAAATTTTTTAAGTTCTAAAGTCATTATTTAATTAATGAAGAAATAATTTTTTACTATATTTTACGCAAATTGCTATTTAATTGTTAAATTGTTAAATTGTTATTTAATTGTTAAATTGTTATTTAATTGTTAAATTGTTATTTAATAGTTATAAGTTAAAAATACATATTATTTATATATTAAATACCTAATAATGATTAATGTGAATTATCAAAAAAGGAAGAATTTAGAACTTTTTAAAAGTTTAGAAAACCCAAGTTCGCTTTTTCTCTCTAAAACTCAAAACTACATACCGATTTATAAAAGATTTTTTTCTCTAAATGACACAAATTACAACAGTATAAATTTAAATCATAAATGGTTTATTTCATCTGTAAATGAAAAAATCGAGGATTTATCAAACGTGTATAATTGTAAGATTAAGCATAGTAATAATAATAAAACAAAGGAGAAGGACGTTTTTTTTAAAATGGCTCCGTTATTAGATCCTTATAAATATTTAATTGGTAAATATAACACACAAGATCCAAAATTGTTTAAATTGCCAGATTATAATTCTGACGAAAGTAATACAAATATAAAATTTATGGACTATAATAACTCTGGTTACGTGGATGGGTTATTTCTATTTCTAAATAGTTGTTTAATAAATGAACATAAATTTATACACGGCGTGGATTATTACGGATCATTTTTAGCAATTAAAAAAAATTTTATAATTAACGTGTTTGATGATATTGATTATTTAAATAATTCTGATTTTTTTAATAAAAATAAAAATATATTATTTAAAATAGACGATTATAGTCATTTATTTCAAAATGAAAGTGTAAAATTAAAACCGCTTAAAATAGAATATAATTCTAGTGCAAAATCATACACATCTATTCAATCATTTAATGATGATTTATTTGAAGACATTTTTGAAAAACCAATTGATACGTTTGATTTAAATGACTTAAAAGATATGTCTATTGATTTAATAGATATAACAAATGGAACAACTGGAACAAATAAAACAACTGGATCAAATGAACCAAAAACTAATTTAGCGGATATTATAAATGACACAAAAATAACTTTAAAATCAAATAGTACTTGTTCTTCTCGTTCATCTCATACAAATGATAGTGAATTAGATGTTAATTGTGGAGATGAAATAAAAATAAATAAAACTGACAATACTTATGTAAATGATGAAGCTAAAGATGAAGTCGAAGATGATGAAGATGATGACGAATCATACGAAGAAGAAATAATTGACGCAACAATTTCAGAATTTCCAGTTCAAGTAATAGCTATGGAATTTTGTGAAAATACATTTGATGAACTTATTTTAACAAATGAATTAAAACCTGATGAATGGTTTTCTGCTTTTATGCAAATTATTATGATATTAATTTCATACCAAAAATTATTCTCTTTCACACATAACGATCTTCACACAAATAATGTTATGTATAACTTTACAGATAAAAAGTTTATTTATTATTGTTATAAAAAGATATACTATAAGGTTCCAACATTTGGTAGAATTTTTAAAATTATTGATTTTGGTAGAAGCATTTATAAATTCAATGGAAACTTATTTTGTAGCGATAGTTTTCAAAATGGAGGAGATGCTTCTACTCAATATAATACAGAACCATACTTTAATGAAGCAAAGCCTAGATTAGAACCTAATTATAGCTTTGATATTTGTCGTTTAGCTTGTTCTATTTTTGATTATGTAATAGAAGATCTTGATGAAATTAAAGAGGTTATTAAAAATGATCCGGTCAAGAGATTAATTTATGAATGGTGTCTTGATGATAAAGGTATAAATTTACTGTATAAAAATAATGGAGTTGATAGATATCCAGAATTTAAATTATATAAAATGATTTCTAGATGTGTACACAACCATACCCCCCAGGCTCAATTAGATAGACCAGAATTTAAAACATTTAGTGTTTTTAAAGGTGAATTACCGAACGATGTAATAGACATTGATAAAATGCCTGTTTATATATAAAATCATAAAATAAATTTGTTATATTATGATTACACTATTAAATATTATTATATAATTATATAATTATGGATAATTATGGATTTATAATAACTCGTCACGTTAATTCTGAAATTACAAACAGATATTGGAATACTTCTATAAAATTATTAAGAACATTCTATCCCAATAAACAACTAGTTATTATAGACGATAACAGTAATTATACTTTTGTTAAGGCAGATTATGCTTATGAAAATCTTACTATAATTAATTCTGAATTTAAAGGTAGAGGAGAATTGTTGCCTTATTATTATTATATAAAAAATAAATTTTTTAAAAATGCAATAATTATGCACGATAGCGTATTTCTACACGCAAAAGTAAATTTCGATTGTTTAGCAGGAACAAAAGTATTACCTTTGTGGTTTTTCAATCCAGATAAAGAAAATATTGATAATACATTAAGAATTTCTAATGTTCTGACAAACAATTATGAAATCCAAAAAAAAATAAAACTAACTGATATTGTGTTAGGAATGAACAATGATAAATGGTATGGGTGTTTTGGTGCACAAAGCTATATAAACCACGATTTTCTACTATACTTAAATTCAAAATACAATATAATTAATATGACTACCACCATTGGGTGTAGGAAAGATAGGTGTTGTTTTGAACGAATAATTGGAGCTATGTTTTTTAACGAAAATAAAAAAATAATGAACAGAAAATCTTTATTTGGAGATATAATGAAATATCAAAAGTGGGGATATTCATACAAAGAATATAAAAATGACATAAAAAAAGGTAGACTACCTAAAATAGTCGTTAAGGTGTGGACCGGTCGTTAAGGTGTGGACCGGTCGTTAAGGTGTGGACCGGTAGTTAAGGCGTGGACCGGTAGTTAAGGCGTGGACCGGTAGTTAATTTACCTTTAGTAACCTGCGCATATTATTTTATACTTAAAATAATATACTATTTTAGAATTCTGGGTTATCAGTAAATACTGGAGTTATTTTCAAATTATCTCCTCCATTTTGAATAAGTGGGTTTAATTGTTCTATTATAAAATTTCCACAAATAACACTAAAATATACTAACAACGCATCTCTAATAAGAAATTTTAAAGGTTTATTTTCTTTTTCAATAAATCGCATTTCAATAAATTTAACTATTATAAATGTAAATGAAATTATTCCTGCTATTATAAAAATATTATCCATTTAAAATACTAAAGTAGATTCTTATTATTATTTTAACGCAATTTTATTCCAAAATTTCTATATCATCAATTAATAAATCAGGTAACAATTCTAGTCTAGAATCTTCGAAATTATGTAAATCTAAACTATCTAAATCAAAAGACTGATCTGAAATGTTTAGTTTAATATTTTCATCATCGTCATCATTAAAGATGGATCTTCTTTGTTGATTTCTCATTTCACTAATTTCTTCTAACCGTTCGATATTTTTTGGAGCTTCAATTGAACTAATATTGTTATTGTTGTCTTTTACATAATCTAAGTCGTTGAAACTTAACCGATTATTTGATTCTAATTTTTGTGGTTGAATTTCAGAGTTTATGGTATTTTCTGGAGGAATTCCTCTAGAATTTATAGGTTCATCAATGATTTCTTCTTTTATTTCTTCAACTACATCTTCTTCAACGGTTTCATCCATATAAGCCTTTAAAATAGCCTCTACTGGTATACTTTCTCTCAAAGTGTTTAGAATGCATTCTTGCACAATAACTTCTAATTCTCTATTATGTTTTTGCATTTGAAGAGGTGGTATATTTAATTCAAATAAATACACATTTTTATAAATCTTTCTGGCAACATTTATATAAACTTTATGAATAAAATCGTCTAACTTTGGGACATTAATATCTATTTTTTTTTGCTTTTGACCAACTCTCATAGAAGTTAGAATTTTTAATTGAATAATGTGTACACAAGTAACTAGATCTTCCAAATAATTGCAACCTGATTTTTCACAAATTCGTTTTCTTTCAGTTTCAATAATTATTTGATTCCATTTTGGAATTCTTGAAATAAAATTTTGAAATGTCATTAAATATTTTTCCATCTCATTGTTTTCTTTGCATAATTTAACGGCTTCTTCTAAAATAGATTTATATCCATCAATAACAAGAGGGGTTAATATAGTAATTAATCTTGCACCCCATTCATTTTTAGATTCGTGAAGCGAACTAACATTAAAATCGTCCATTTACATAAAACTTATATTTTCTAAAGACAGTTCTGAACTCAAAAA